GCTCCTGGGGCTGGGTTGGTGTCGTAACCCCCATCTTCCAGAGATGCCCCGGATGAACAACCTACTGAGAGATCACAGCTAGGGCTTCGAGAGGGCACATTGTCGGCCAGTGCCGACAATGTGCGGACTGCTTCCAGTGTGCGGCGGGGAAGGGCAAAGGCAAGACGTAACAGCCGAGGATCAGCCGGGCTTGTTTCGCAGGTCAACGGAGTGCGAAAATTTTGGACACCCAATTGGACAATCACACTCTCGCGATTTTCCAACGCAACCGATTGAATGGCTTGGGCTTTTCGGTCGGGGGTGGGGGGATGTTGGACACTCTCACTCTGTCCCTCTCACTCCGCCAGTTGAAAAACGTCTGCAAGCCCCGGGTTTGCGGACGTTTTTCGTTTCAGGATGTGTGTTCGTACCGCGGTCCTGGATTGGACGGACACGGCGCGTGACTGGAAGATGTCCACCCGGTCGCGTGCAGGTGACGCACCACGCCGCATCGCGTACCATGGCCGCTGTCGAGCATCGACCGGGCCGCATCATGGGTCAGGGCGATCAGGACGGAAGAATTCTTGAAGAAATCGGGGGTGCACTGTCGCCGATAGGCTGCAGGCGCAGACCGCCGAAACCTCAGAAAAACGAAGCCCGCCAAGCACTTATGCATGGCGGGCTTTTTTGTTGTTTCAGCCCATCTGGGCTTGAAAGGGCATGGTTGGGCAGCGTCTGGTCAGTTTCTTGGTCAGCTTTTCAAACTGACCACTGGGCCGCCTGGTCAGGCCACCCCTTCTTTGTCCTGCCACACGTTGGCCAGCTTGCCACCCGCGTCCGGCACGATCGACGGAATCCAGCGCGCGTATTTCTTCGCCGTGATGGTCCAGTCGCGGTGCCCCATCTGCCGGGCGACCCACATTACGTTCTCGCCGGCGCTCAGCGCCTGCGAGGCGAACGTGTGCCGCATCTGGTACGGGTAGCGGTACCGGACACCGGCCTTCCGTAGGGCCTTCGGCCAGTCGCCGGCGCGCAGCGTCTGGTCCGAACCCCAGCGCGCGTTGCTCTTCGGGTCGTGGAAGACGAACTCACCGGCCAGGGCGGTATGCGCGCGCTGTGCCTTGAGGGCGGCCAGCGCCGGCGCGACCAGTTGCACCTCGCGCACGCCTGAGTCGGTCTTCGGCGCCTTCATCTTGCCCATGACCCAAGCCCGCCGGATCTTCACTGTGCCGGCGACCCAGTCGATGTCGGACCAGCACAGGCCGATCATCTCCGAGGTCCGCAGACCGGTGGCGAAGTTGAACTGGCAGTAGTTCCTGACCTGGTCCTCGTCGATCGCCGCCAGGATGGCGCGCACCTCGGCGGGGCTGAACGGATCGACCTCCTCGGTGGCGTTGGCCTTCGCGCGCCGCCGCACCTTGAAGCCGTCTAGCGGGTTGGCCGCCAGCAGGCCGTCATCCACGGCATCGTCCAGGGCGCCGCGCAGGGGGCCCAGCACGTTGTTGATCCGCTTCGCCGTCACGCCCTCGCCGAACGTGGCCACCAGCTCGCGGACTGCCAGCCGGTCGAAGTCGCGCAGAGCGATCTTCCCTATCCGGGGGGTCAGGATGTTCTCGACGATCCGGGTGTAGCCGATGATGGTGCTGTGCTCGAGCTCGAGCTGCTTCCGGCCAAGCCAGCGCTGCAGCACCGTGGCCATGTCGTCCAAGGTGGCCGGCTTCTCGATCACCTTGCGGGCGCGCTTGCTGCCGGGGAAGTGCTTGGCGTAGTCGAAAATGCCCTTCTCGATCTCGATCTTGATCTGGCCCAGCAGGTTCTCGCAGAACCGCATGTTGCGAGGGGTAGGGGGGAGCTTTATCCGCTCCCTGCACCTGGCCCCGCGATAGTAGAAATCTACCTCGATGCTGCTTTCTGTAGCTGGGCGGACCCCGCCGCCCCGTTTAGTACCCACCATTCGTATCCCTCGATGTCCATCAATATCCGGCCGTCAGGGGCCTTTATGTAGAGCACACCTTCCAGCCAATCCCCTCGCTTGATCTTCGAACGGGTGGCGTCGGGGGTGTATCCGGTCAGTTCCTCGAACTTCTCGATCGTGACGAACCGCGGCGGCCTCAGCAGGCCTCGGATCGAGGGGGCCGCATGGTCTTGGATCTCGGCCATCCGGCTACCCTCCCGTGGCAAAATTGGAGCTCGTTGACAGGGAGCGTCGGTTATGGGGTTCTTTCCTAAGGCCTGGAGGTGGCTCCGGCGCCCGCTGGTGCTGGCGCCAAGCTCGGCCGCTGTCGGCGCCGGCGCTGTGATCTGCGTCCTCGGGATCCCTCGACTGTGGACCCCAGAAGCTGCTGGCTGGGCCAGCGCCTTCGGGACCTTCTTCGCAGCTGTGATCGCGCTGCATGTGTCCCGGAAGCAGATACGGGTGGCACGGGAAGCGGCCGCGGCCGAGCGGCAAACAGCCCTTGAGCTTCAGGAGAGGGGGGCCCATGCCGTGGCTCAGGAACTGCAGGGTCAGGCCATGCGGCTGGCGCATGCCTTCAGCCGGGAGCTTGTCCTGGCCAGGCGCGACCTGATGGTGTTTCTGGCAAATGTCCGCCCACCGGTCATGGAGCGACCTAGCAATGCGACTCTCGCTGCATTTCTCAATGCTAAGCCGTTGCCAGATCTCCAGCTTGTCAACAGATTTGCCGACGGTCTGGCTGGATTCAAAGATGAGGACGCGTTTGCGATCCTGACTCTGCTGGCGGCATGGAGTAACTTCAATCGTGGTCCGGGTATCGGCGAGCAGGGATTCTGGGAACTTGCTCCGGCGAGCCGCTTGAAGATGGCAAGTAACCGGTTCAATGCGGGCCGTGAGTTGGTCGACGCTATCGCTCGCGTATGCAACGCACTGGCTCCGTACTACGAGAAGCACCCCTCCATGACTGTCGCCGTCGTTGAGGATATCCCCCGAGAGCTGATGGATATTTTCAGAAGCCCCGTGCCGAGCAACGAATAGTGGCGGTGGTCCGCCTCGCTTTCGCACCGGCTGCGCACCTGTGGTCGGTGCCAGCGGCAAAGCCACGTCACGCATCGCTCGCCTCCTGCGGGCGGGCGGCGGCTGGTCCTGCTACGGCCGGCGCCCAATGCGTCATTGGGGCGAAATCGCGCGTACCGTCGTCAATCCAGCGGCCGAACACCGGCTCGGCGCGATCCGCATCCCACAAGAGGATGCGAGTCCCATCCCGCGGCGCGGTCTCGATGGGCTGCCACTCCGGCGCGGAGCGCAGAGCGGCGCGGGTGTTCCAGAGCTCTGCACAAGATCTATCCGTATACCCCGAAGACGCTCCGCAGTTGTCGCACCGGACCTGATATGCCGGATGGATGATGGTTCCATCAAGATGTTCAACTAGCAGGTGGTTTGCCTCTCCGCAGAAAGGGCAAGGAAGTAGCTCGCGGGCCTGCTGCATCGGGTCAGCCATGGCGCACCGCCTTCGGATGCAGGATGTCGCGCAGCACCGCCGCGCGCTCGAAGTTCATGGCTTTTACAGCCTTGTCCAGCTCGCCCTGCAACCGCTGCTGCCGGCGATGGGCGGACACCTGCTTTCTGGGCATGCCCGGGACGTACGCAAAGTAGGTGCTGGCGGTCTCGTGGACGTAGTCGTTGCGGCCCGGGCCGTAGACAAGCATCCACATCCCGTTGATGCCACCGTACACCCGGCCGCGGCGGAGGCGGCCCTTGCTGTCGCGGGTATAGCGGATGCTGCCGTGTTCAAGGCGAACGCCGTCCTGGTCGGTTCGGCTCCAGCTACCAAGGGCACGCTCACTCGGCCAGCCACTGGGATCGCGGTCAAAACGGTCACTGCCCCCCCAAATGCCGTTGAAGTAAGCCAACGGGTCGGGATTCGGGCTGCTGATCTTGGCGAGCTGGAAGCTGTAGCCATCAAACACGTTGCACAGGTAGTCCCGAATACGGCGCCGGGTATGCTCCATTTCAAGGCGCTGCAGGTAGGACATGCAGGCCTCTTTGCTGGACTCGTAGCGCCCCTCGTAGTCCGGCCGCGTCGGGCAGTTGATCGACTGGAACATCTGGAACTCGATGTGCCGGCCGCTGAGCGAAAGGTCTGCCTTCAGGTCACCCTTCGTGCAGAAGCGCCGGCGCTCGCGGCCGCGTCGCTCGACGTTGCCGCCATAGGCTTTCACCTTGCACTCGTCGATGGGCGACAGGACGCAGCTCCAGCCCAGCCGGTTCAATGTCTGGACGATGCGGGCGAACACGTCATGCTTGAATGCTTGCTCCCAGCCGTCGCCGTGGATCAGTGGCCGTCCCGGCTCTTCCCATACGGACAGCGAGGCGTCGCCGAAACTGACGGTGCCGGTGCGAGATGGGGCCTTCATGCGGCGCTCCTTTCCAGCACGTGGGCCGGGTCGAGATTCTCGCGCGCGAGCGCGGCCATCGGCGGCGGGCTGACGCTGTTGCCCACCATGCGCACGGCAGCTGAGGTCGTCAGAGGCGTGCCGTTGGCCGTGCGGTCGATGATGTAGCTGATTGGGAAACCCTGCGCCCGGAACAACTCGGCCGGCTTCAGCATGCGCAGGCCGATGTCCACGATGACGTATGGCGTGCCATGGATCTGGACGGTGACCAGAGCCAGGCGGTCCCTAGTGGTCACAGTGTCCAAGGGATCGCGTAACGTCGGAACGTTAGCGCCAGTGCCGTAGTACTTCACCAGGAAAGCAGCGACGCGAAGGGCGCCGGCTTCGTGCTCGGGCGACAGCTGGGCCAGGTCTGCACTCACCAACCGCTGCTGGCTGCCGCTGGCGGTGATGGTGCTGACAGGGTCGCGCGCGTCGTTGCCATCGCCCTGGTAGAAGCCGCCATTGGCCTGTTCAAGGAAGGCGGTGGCTACGCCGTGATGACCGCCCTGCGCCGCAATCGTCGCCAGCGGCTCCTGAGGATCGGCGCCGGCCATGTTGTTGCGCAGAGTTACCAGGCTGGCAGCGGCCAGCGAATGTCCGCCGCTGCCGCTGGCCGTGACCGTTCCAACCGGGTGACGGGCATCCTTGCTGCCATGTCCCCAACGCTGCGCTCCGCCGGGGCGGCCTTCGCCATGTGCCGCCTGGACCAACACGGGCGCCACCAGCGCCGTGTCGGCCTTCGTCGTCATGGTGTAGAGCGGTTCGCTGGCCGAGCGTGGCTCAGTCTGTCCGGCTCGACCACCGACGCCCGCGAGGATAGGGGAGACCATGGAGAAGTGGCCTCCCTTCACGCCGGCGCATACGGTGCGCAGCGGGTCGTCGGCAGCCATCGTGCGCTGATTGCTGGCGTTCGCATGCTCGGTGAGGAACGGCGCCAGTGCCGGCTCGGCCAGCATCAGTTCCCCGCGGTTCGCCGCAGTGATCGTGCGCATCGGCTCACGCACGTCGTGCACGCGGTCGCCACCATGGTGAGTCACGGGCACGATGAACGGATCGACCGCGTTGATGACGTGCCGCATGATTCCCTTGGCGATGCGGCGCATGGTGGCATCAGCCAACGGCCGGGCGCGGGTGAAGATCGAAGGGCATGGAATGGAGAAGTCCAGGCAGTCGGCGGCAGTGACGCGCGGCTTCTGGCCCGGGGCGCTCCCGTGGGTTGGCTCCGGCCAACGGATCGGTTCACCGTCGCGCCGTGCCAGCAGGAATAGGCGCTCGCGCGAGGTGCCGGCGCCGTAGTCGCTGGCCACCAGCTTGCGCCACTCCACCGTATAGCCCAGCGTCCTGAGCGCGCCGACGAAGTGCCGCCAGGTGCGCCCACTGCGCCGCTGATCCGGCACCAACTGCTGGTTCTCAACCGGTACCCGTTCCCCGGGGGCCGCCACGGTGCCGTCCATCCTTAGTACGCGGCCAGTGGCTTTGCAGCGCTTCGCTACCAGCGGCCCCCAGGTCAGGATCTGCCACACGTTTTCCATGCTGATGATCCGCGGAGCCGTGCTGGTTCCGTGCAGGCGGTCGGCGCGCAACAGCTGTCCCACCCACTTCAGCACCACCCAGGACAGGGCGCGGGTCTTGCGGCTGCGCGGTTGTCCGCCTTTGGCCTGGCTGAAGTGCGTGCAATCCGGCGAGGCATGGAACCAGCCCACAGCGCGGCCGGCGACGTCCACGCGCGGGTCCGCATGCCAAATGTCTTCCCGGTGGTGAATCGTCAGCGGGTGGTTCGCAGCGTGCATGCCGATCGCCAACTCGTCATGGTTGTACGCAAGCGCGGGGTCGATACCAAGAGCCTGCTTCAGCCCCTCGGAAGCGCCACCACCACCGGCGAACAGGTCCACCACGATCTCGCCAGGACGCAGGCGGGAGCGCTGCGGCAACGGGAAGTTGAAGGAGCCGGAACCGTCAGCCATGGGCCTGCTCCGCTTCGTAGGCCTGCCACGCGCGCTGCACGCGCTCGAACTCGCCACGGTTCCCAGTGGGGCGGTCGGGGTGGTACTGGGCGCGCAGCCTCAGGTAGCTGCCGCGCGGGTCGACGGGGTCGAGCACGTCGCGCCAGGATTCGGCGTGGTTCGGCAGGGCGGCGAAGCCATTGAAGGCCCGCTCGAGGATCTCGGCGCCGCCGTGGCGCTCGATTGCCCGCATGGCGTCCAGCGTCGCGGCTACGGCCGCGAGGTTGTCGGCGACGCGGTCGTACCGGTCGATGGCCATGCAGCGCGGCGGCGCGCCGTGGCGGTCCGACCAGTAGACGGCGACGCCCGGATCGGCCGGATCGCGCTGGTTGGAGCGGGGCCAGCCGTCGAGCCGCAGCTCAAGGTTGGTGCTCACTACCAGGTCGTCGTCGTGGATGCCCATGCGGCGCAGCTCGTCGCGCACGCGCTCGATGGCCTCGGAGATGGTGATGTCGCGCTGCGGCTGCCAGCGGCCGTCGCTACCTTGCTTGCCCGCCTTGCGGAAGCGGGCCGTGGTGCGGTGGTGGGGCTTGGTGCGCCGCCAGCCGGTCGGCCAGGCGAGGGGGAATGCGGGGATGCTCATGCCGTGTAGACCCTCCGGCAAATAGAATGTGAACGATGACGAACCCCTACCGCGAGATGACACGGGACCAGCTCTACCGGGCGTGCCAGGAGCGGGCGGGGGAATTGCTGCAGAAGCCGGGTAGGGAGCCGCCCAGGCGCACGCGCGAGGAGCGCGCCGAGCTCGCACAAGACACCGCGTACCTGCTGCTTGCGCTGGCCTTTGCCGTAGATACGGGTATCGGCATGTCGGACTCGCCGCGATCCCGAATGAGGCACGCGGGGGTCAACTTCGTAGACGCCTACATGGAGCAGGCCCATCGCCAGCAGGCGTCCGCGCGCTGGGCTGTGTTGACCGACGCCGCTGACTTGGCGCTCGGTGGCAACCTCAGTCGGATGGATCCGGTCATTGGAGACGACCCCTATACCCACCGCTCCTACGAGAGCGACGAAGGGTTGCGGCGCGCGCTGGAGAAGCTGGCGGCCGTGTACGAGGCAGCGCGGAAGGGATAGGGTCACGCGGCACCGCCTGGGCGCGCCTGGGCGGCGGGCTTGTCCTCGTGCAGCAGGTACGCGGTGTCGATCATCCAGCCCGCTTCGCGCGCAGCGACCATGCGCAGCTCGTTCGCGTCGAAGTCGTCCAGCTTCAGGATCCGGATGGCGCCCTCGACGTGCGCCGGCGCGAGCGGCCGGTCCTTGCAGAACAGGTCGTAGACGTGGCCGCGGGTGCAGTTCCAGGCATCGACCAGCTCCATCATCTGCCGGCCCTCCTCGCGGAAGTGCCGCTTGATGATGGCGCGCGCTGTGTCCTGGCCGCGGCGAACGCGGACACGGTGCGGAGAGACGGCGCGCCCCATGTTGGCCGGCCGGGTGCGCTTGCGAGGCATCATGGGGTCCTCCCGGGCGAGCCAACGCGGACGGCAGCGACCTGACCGTTGACGATGTCCTCCTCCACGTGAACATCGGGGCCGCTGGCGAGATCCATGCCGATCCACGTGACGTCGATGCCGCGCAGGCCCGCAGCGGCCATGGCCTTGAAAATTTCCGCGCAGCACTCCGCCGACTCGGCGCAGCTGTAGGGCCACCCGCCGTGCTCGACCGCGGCATCGCTGAGTGCGTCCCATGCCTCGGACTCCAAGCCGGCGATGCGCATGTCCTCGGTCGGCGGGCGGGTCACGAGCCCCCGGAGCGCGTGGATATGCGCCTGCACGGCCTCGCCCAGCGTGCCCGGGTGCATCCAGGCCTCCGCCGTCGCTGTGACGTCGTGCAGGCGCTGGTACAGGTCGGATTGGTCGTCGATCCCGGCCTGCGCCAGCGCCGCGCGCAGATCCTGCAGGCGGAAGCTCAGCGCCGTGCGCTGCTGCCAGCGGAACAGCACCTCGGTGCGCAACAGGCGCAGCGCGGCCTTCAGGTCTGCCGGCGCAGCATCGGGCTGGTCAGCCAGGCGCAGCGCGCTGTCGAGCTCTGCGCTGGGCGCTTCCCATTCGATCGCGGTGAGGTCAGCCATTGCGGTGCATCCCCCGGCGGAAATACTCCCGGTGGTCGACCTTCCGGCCGCGCACGAGGAAGCCCCAGCGGCGGTCGGTCGGCGGCAGGGTCAGTACCAGCGTCCAGGTCCCCACCGCGAGATGCTGGTCGTCGAGGGTCAGGCGGTGCCATGTCGCCGCGCGGCGGAACAGCAGCGCGCCGGCGCCGTACCAGGTCGACGTGTAGGGCTGCTGGGCGATGGCTGAGGGCACGGCATCTGCCACCGCCGGCAACGCGCCGGAGTAGGGCCGGTCCTCGCGGTAGCCGCCGCGCAGGATCAGGGAGAAGAAGCTCCATGGGTGGTCGTGGAAGTCGCGGCCGGCGTCGCTGCTGCGGATGTGGTGCACGCGCAGGGCGATCCACGGGCGCGGCTGGCCGCGGTCGTCGGTGCCGGCATGGCCCAGGCGCAGCAGCCAGAACCGGTCCATGTAGGGCGTGCCGTCGGCGTTGGCTAGGTGGAAGTACGGCGTCCGCTGCGCCCGGGCGATAGCCCACCTGGCGAAGCGCTCGAGCAACCGGTCGCGCAGCAGGCGGGCGGAGGAGTGATCAACCATGCGGCACCTCCGCATCGCCGGCCATGGCCGGTTGTGCCTGCAATACGTCCCAGCACTTCGCGCAGAGCGGAACGCCCTCGCTGTCCCAGTGCTCGACAGGGCCGCACTCTGGGCTGCCGCTTTCGCAGCGATCGTGGGTGGCATCGTGAGGCGGTTCCTCCGCATCGCTGGTATGCGACTGGGCGCTGGTTGCCTGCACCAATGCGTTGGCGCGTCGAGTACGCGCCTTGTCCAGACGGTCGGAGGCT